CCGAAGTTTCACGTTTCACCTTGCTTCCATAACCAATCACTAAGCCCCTCCGAAGAGTGTGAATGGCTGCCAAGGCGGAAGACTATGGTAGGTTGGGCACCGGACCCATTGGCCCCGGTTTGTTAGACCTGCCCATCGGCCTAGGAAGCCGATCTGACATTGGTAAAGTGCATCCCATATATTGGGTATTGTGTTTTTGCGCGAGTATCTATGCTGGCGTGGCATAACGTGTCCCACGTTTTCTGGTTTTATAATGTTTGTATGTGTAATAATCCTAGGGGTTCAGGTTGGACGGGTTCGCCTCAGTGATGTAAACCCGCAGAGCTGTTGTGCCAGTCAAAACGGCGAGGCTACTCGTAAGTACCACGCTAACCGCTGGATCAGTAATGGTAAAGAACACTGTATTAGTGGCTTGACCTGTTCCGGCGGTGTAATTGGAGGCAATCTGGTTGGCATTTGCCACGGCTGGTAGCTGCGTGGCATTAGTAAAAACAAAGGGGTTCCCTGTGAATGCTGTGACACCCGCGTAAAAGATTGTTACCATATAGGTGCCAGTCAACCCCGACCCGAAGGTAAGGGTGTTGGCTCCCATGGTCACATTAACAGGCAAACTGTTAAATCTCTCCACGTATGTGCCAGCTCCTCCAAAGGCTGCTCCGATGTTGATCCCAGAATTGTTAAAAGCGGAGTATCCGTGGATGTTGGAATTGTTGGCGTTTGTTAACACCGGTTTCTTGAGCTCGATTTCATAGGTCACCCATAAGTCCCCAAGGACTTTGTCATCCACCTGTTGTCCAGTAACCGCGACGGTGGTCCGACCTAAGTCGTACATGAGGCGGTTTTCGGTTGTGGGCAGATTTCCAGTGCGGATGTACTGTATGTTGAACGGGTTTTCCTTCGGGTCACACTCAATGGGGTGACAAAACTCCTGGGAGGGTACTGATTCACTACTCCAGTACTCGTTCAACATCTCAATTTTGCTCGTTGCGACGTCTTCCGTGGCGCGGTAGGATGTTTGTAGCATCACACAGCCGAGCGCAGGATTAGTGCTGGACACTGCCGTTCCACTGGTCGGAACGTAGTGGTATACCATACCCCTAATCTTGTACTCAGAATACTGTGATGCAATCCCGGACAACCATGGAAACGTGGTTGGTAAGCCGGGATTAATCAACAACTCTTTTCGCACCGTGAAATTAATGGCGCCGCGGACCTCGGTGATGAGCTCTTTATGTCTTACGATGATGGATTGCCCCTCTCGATGCATCGAGGGGATGGTTCCCGCGGCCGCCTTAGCGACCAGTGAGTTATTGGAGACAGAATAGTCACCAGACCCCAACCACCGTGAGAGAGACGCGCCAAGACCAGTCCCAACTGTTCCGCCTAAAATCGGCGCACCAAAAAGCGCACCGGCAGCAGAACCTCCGATTCCTCCAAGCGCTCGAAGCGCTTGACCAATTGCACTGATTTGTGTGTTGGATTTATTTGTGGTGCGTTGGACAGATTTAGTCGTTCGCCGCGGCCTAATTTGCACCACCACATTCTTTTTATTGGTTTTCACCATTTTGTATTGTTTGTTTCTGTTTTGATATTTAAACTGTCTCTTTGGAATTGTATGAATATCGGTGCCTTTACGGCAGCACGGCATCCAACAAAATGTTGTAGTTATGTGTGTCTTCGGTGATTACTGTTGAATCGAGTATGTACGCTCTATAGTAGGCCTCGAGCTCCGTCTGCTCGTCGGGAGAAATACCCCATGCCTCAAACACCTGAACTCTCGTCCAAGCGTCTGGTTCACGGTAGTGTTCCTCCATACCCCGCGACATCAAGCGCATGCCCGTGGCAAAAGTGGGATCATTAAGGATCTTACTTTGCCGCATACACCCGATGCGTTGGTATGTTTGGTAGAAATCCTGCACCACTGGTACGCCACCTGTTAGCCACAATCCACATGTCCCTACTGCTGTACACCACTTCTCTCTAGTGGCAGCGTTTCTTAGGTTGTGAACTGATAGCGTATCTTTGCGCAAAGCCGTGGGAATGTTCCTTACCATCCTACACTCGTCCCCTATCTCGATAGGATGCATCTGACAAAACTCAATTTTATGTAGTTCATAGACAGGCTCTTCCGCCACCATGCGAAATCCCATCCTCATAAACCACTCATCGAGCCCTTCGTTGAATTTATCCATATCTTCAGTTTCCATCATGACCACACAGTCATCTCCATTGTTGAGTAATTTGATCTCTACACCACGGCTTTTCGCATACGCGTAAACCATGGCACACATGAGTAAGCAATTGCCTAACCCAGTGTTCATATCCCCACTAAAACGTTTTCCTCGCACCGTATACTTGAGACTCCCGTCCTCACAGTATGATGCGCCTTTGTTGTCCATCTGCCATCGCAACAAGCGTTTAAGTTCACGGTCACCATTATAAATGTCCGTATACACTTCGTGCTCCCACGCAAGTGCCTCTGGTGATACATGCATATCAAATTTCGTGGCGTCTAGGCCGATCGCCACTGGTTCTATGAAACTACGCCACTTGCCTCTTGCAATGGCCCCAATCTGGGTCACGTTAAATCCTTTGATAACTGTCGGCCCGTCCCCGTACACCCGCCGAATGGCATCATATACGCGGTGCTCGGCAGGTTTAATGTACCTACCGAGTGCCAAATTGTACCTTGGATTCCGTGGTTGAATGCACCGGGGTGCTTTCTCCGGATTGACCATCTCCATCTTCACAAACATGATGGAGCGTGCGTCGTCTCTACTCAATCCCAATTCCACTAGCCCTTTCAAGGCGTTCTCATAAATGGTCCGTTTCCGACCAGTGTAACTGTCCACAATTTCTTGGGATGTACTCTTGGTGGGTCTGCGAATCTTCTTAAACAACTCCTTCCTGAACTCGGCCAGTGTCTCCGTGAATAACCCTTTATCCACGGGAGGCGGAGCCACAAAGTCTTCACCTACTTTGCAGTAATACATGCGTGTCAG